GCAGCAAATAGTATGCGTAATACTTCTGGTCCTAGTGATTTAACAGTGACAGGAGTTATAACGATACCTTCTACAGAAGGATTTGGTGGTTTTACTGTTAGTAGTCCTCCGGCAACTATATGGGGAGCAGCATGGCATTATACAGCAGATACTGGGTGGTAGGGTTATGAATGAAATAATTACACCTTATCAATCAGCACCTGGAACGGTAGTACCTAGTGGAGTACAAGTATGTCCTGCAGGACAAGCTGGTCCTGCTTCATCTACAGATCTGCCTACTATCTGGTCGGTTAGACAACGAAGCTATAATTCGTTTGCATTTTGTAATGGTAATTTTGAGATAGATCAGAGAAAATGTGGACAAGCTAATACATTTCCTGCAGGTGCAAATAATTGGATGTTGGGTCCTGATAGAGTAGGGATTCAGAATCAGATGACAGTTACGGGAACTTCTGCCTTAACTAGTCAACAAATAGCGGCAAATGTGGTGATTCCAGGTACTAGTCAGTATATTACATCTAAAATCTGGAGAATCACATTAACTGCTCAGCATACTGCTGCGATACCTGCTGGTGGTAATATTAGTGCTTGGTGGTTTATAGAAGGACCGCAATTGAGAGAATTGTTAGGAGATGTACATACGATACAGGTACTTTGTAGATCTAGTGTAGCGAGTTTAAAGTTTGGAGTTGGTTTAAACGATAACCAGAATCCTGCTACTACAGTATTAGGAAAGTTATGTACATTAGGAGTAACTCCTAATACGTGGAATCTTATTTCATTACCTAATATTCCTGCATTTCCAGCTAATAAATTTGATGTTCTACCGGGTAGTGGGTTTGGTAGTGGCTATTGGTTTACTCTAGCATTAGCAGGTGCTGCAAATATAACTTTAGCTGCTAATGATGTTTGGACTAGTAGTACTACACTTTGGATTCCTTCGGGTATTGATAACTTTGCTAGCAAGCCTGTTGGTAGTACCTTTGATATAGCATTTATACAGCATGAGCCGGGACCTACTGCTTCCGGGTTAATGGATCTTTCTTGGTTAGATAACTATGATAGGTGTTTAAGATACTATCAGAAAAGCTGGAATCTTGCTGAAGTGCCCGGAACTACGAATGCTAATGGTTGTGTTAATGCTTTAACTCCTGCTACAGGATGGAATCCTCTAGTCTATGTTCCGTTTCCTAAGCCAATGTTTATGGTTCCACAGATTAACCTTTATAGTCCTAATACCGGAGCAGCTAATATGGTACGAGATCAAAGTGCAGCAGTTGATAGAGCTTTAGCAGCTAGTCCATCTGGTATCTTTGCAAATCAAAAAGGCTATCAGGGGTGTACGCTCACTGCACCTAATGCAGCAGCAACTTGGTATACTTGGCATCACATAGCGGAAACCGGATATTAATCTATGGCACTCTTTGGATTTGATAGTTCGATAGTACCTGATATAGACTTCTGCCAGAAGGATGCTTCTGTAATAGAATCAGAAGTAATTACCAACTATCAGAACTACTACTATCTGCAAACACAGATACAGAAAACGTTAGCTAGAGGTGATCCTGTCAGGTTGTTTCTGCTATGTATGATCTATCAGTTAACTGTACAACGATCAATAGTTGATTCGACAGGCAAAGAGAATCTGATTAAGTATGCTCATGGTGATGATTTAGACAATATAGGTGCTCTTTATGGTCCTAAACGTGGAACTAGATTGCCTGCTGCATATGCAGGAACAACATTACAATTTACTTTGTCTAATGGAATAGCATTAACTACAGATTCGATTGTACCTAGTGGTACACTTGCACAAACTGGTAGTGGGGTACAGTTTGCGACAACACAAGATATCAATATTGTAGCGGGTACTACTAATGCTAGTGGTCCTGCACAGGCACTAGTAGCAGGTGCTGCAGGAAATGGATTTGTTGCAGGACAAGTCAACTTATTAGTGCAATGGAGTGCTCCATTTTTAACAACTGTAACTAATACTACTACAAGTGGAGGTGGAGCAGATGCGGAAGATGACGACCATTATAGAGCACGCATTTGGATGGCACCTGAAAGCTTCTCGGTTGCAGGACCAAAAGAAGCTTACGAATATTGGGCTGCCTCTGCTAATCCTGATATTATCGATGTTAGCGTATGGAGTGATGCTACTGTTGCTGGACAGGTGTATGTATATCCCCTTATGACAGGAGGACAACTACCAGATCAAACAGTTATAGATCAAGTTTATGCTACATGTAATGCAGATGATATTAGACCGTTAACTGATCAACTGTTCGTGCAAGCACCTGCTACAAATACGGTAACAGCTAATGTGGAATTTTGGATTGATAGTGCTAAGGCACAATTTGAATCTACGTTAGTAGTAGATTGCCAGAATGCTTTTCAGGCTTGGATAACATGGCAGTCTTCAGAAATAGGATTAGATATAGTTCCTAGCAGATTAATCCAAATGCTGGTTGATGCAGGTGCAAAGAGAGTGGTTGTTACTACTCCTCCATTTACTGTAATAGATGAAAAAACTTTAGCTGTTATTGGTCCTGCTAGTATTTGTACCTATGGAGGATTAGAAGAGAAGTGATTTTGTAGTATTACAAAATGTTTAACACTATAGATATTTGTCCTGATTCTATTAAGGATGATCCACAAGTGCAAGCTGCTTGTGATGCTATTGATCAGGAATTAAGGGCAATTTATGATGAGATTCCATCGATAAGTTTTGTGCCTAGCATTGCTACACAAGTTCCTCCTTTGTTAGATATTTTAGCTTGGCAGTATCACGTAGATGTATGGCAAGGATGGGAAGGTGATTTGGATGTAGATACAAAGCGAAAGCTGATAATGGAATCCTTTATGTGGCATTCCAAGAAGGGAACTAAATGGGCAGTTGAGCAGATGCTACAAACGGTATTTAAACAAGGTAGTGTTACAGAATGGTATGAATATGGAGGCAGACCTTATTTCTTTCGTATAGTAACTTTAGATGACATTGTAGATCCTGTAAAACTACAGACAGTTATTAATGCTGTATATGCAGTTAAGAATGAGCGTAGTTGGTTAGATAGTTTTATTAGAGCTAGACAACAGATGCAAACTTTGTATATAGGAATGGCAGTTTTAACTAAATCTACTATCACTATTAAAATGGCAATTGATCATAGGATACCGTAGTTTTATGGGTAACTTTTTAAATCAGCAACTAACAAATGTAGGTTGGGATGCTTTGTCTACTGCTCTAGCAGGTGGACAGTTAATCTTTTTTAAGATGCAGGCAGGTGACGGGACTATAACTGATGATTCGGTTATACCTGGAATGACCCAGCTTGTGCATCCTATCACAGATATAGGTATCACCAAATATCAAATAGATGGACAAGGACAAATAGAGCTATTTGGTAACATTGCTAGTTCTCAAATAACTGCAGGATTTACCTTTAGAGAGTTAGGAGTGTTTGCATCGATTGTGCAACCGGGACCATTAGGTGGTGCTCCACCTATAGCTTTTGTTGCTACACCACCTGTCACAATGCCAGGGAGTAATCCTGTTATTCCTCCTCCGGGTACAGGTACAGCTATAATGTACTCCTATTGTAACTCGTATAACAATAGCGATTTTATTCCTGGTCCGGGTGGTTCATCTGATGTGGTTAATACAATTCAAGTTTATGTTAAGATAGATAAAGCAGCTAATGTTACGATTAACATAACTGCAGGACAACAGTTAGCTATTGCAAATATAGGTCCTCCTTCAGTAGGTGCAGGACCGTGGAGCTATACGCAAGCTAATGTTGCTTATTTAAAGAGAATTGTACAAGGTTCAGGTATTACAGTAGCAGAAGATGCTAATACTATTACGGTTAGTCAAAGAGCATTGACAGTAGATTTAGATTTATATGTTGCTAATGGTAATCCTGATGTATCACCTAATTTTTCAACTATTAATAATGCTTTAAGCTATCTAAATCAGTTTGGAATACCTTCTTATATAACTGCTAGAATACACATAGCAGCAGGTACTTATAATTTTGACACTACATATGTAGATCATAATAATGCAAGTCGAATTCAGATTTTAGGTCCTACTA